GAACCCAAGGCAGAACCAAAAGAAGTAAAGAAAGCAGAGCCAAAAGAAGTAAAGAATGCAGAGCCCACAGTAGAGCCTGGGAAGACAGAGAAGGCTATTACTGAACTGATCGAAGAGTTGCACGGGCGCTTTACGGCTGCTCATGGAACCAGCTACAGAGCTCGCCAATGTTCGCGCATCACAAACAAGCTGAAGCGTCTTGTAGCCGCTGACGATATCCTCAAGGGGTAATCATGAAATCGCGCGTAAAAATAACCGATGAATTCATTGGGCATCTTCCCGCAGAGTTGGGAGATAGCCTAGCTGATGCGTTGAAGGATGCCGAGTGCGAGCCGGTATTGAAGCGCGTCCCTACAATTGAACCAGTCCAGACTGGTGTAGACGGTGCAGGCTCTGCTACTCTCTACGCATCGACCCGAAGAATGGACCGGGATAACGAAATTGTATTTCCCGGTCCTCTGAATATCTCTGGTACTAATCTCTCAGGGATGAGCTTGGAGCAGTATAACCTTGCCCCTATCCTACTGTTTGCCCATCAGTGGAGCGATCTACCTATCGGCAGCATGCGCAACACTCACTCAGACGGGTACGGGATCAAGGGCGTAGCTAGTTTCTCCAACACGTCACGAGCTCAGGACGTGTGGACGCTGGTAAAAGAGGGGCATCTTAGAACCTCATCTATCGGGTTCATCCCGACCGAGATTGTTGATAAGTCCAACCCGCTTTTCCCCAAGCTGCTTGAGTTTGCCCTACAGAACTGGGGTGAGTTCACTAAGAAAGAAGCTGTAAAGATTGAGCGGTTTATCACTCGTGGGATCATGCTTGAAAATAGTATTGTCCCTGTACCTGCCAACCCCGACGCATTAGTTCAGGCGGTGCACGGCAAGAGCTTGGACCCTGAGTTGGTCAAGATGTTCGGCCTTGAGGCTGACGAGAAAGGCATCGTCATATCTCACGAAACATCAGACGCCACTACTAACATATGGATCGACGACGTAGAGACTACGCAGACCACTAGCGGCGCTGAGACTGTCGAGGAAGTCCTAGAGGGTTGTATCGACGTGAAGCCTAAGGAGGAAAAGCACGTCAAATGCATTGCAAGGCTAATCAGAGGACCGGAAGCAAAGACTGTCAAACGTGCAAGCGCGGAAGACGTTGCAGCACTTGCAGCACTTGCCAAGAAACATTTGGAATTACGAACAGGCAAAATCTAGCCGATTACCCCAGAACATGGCGACCCCATCATCTGGGATTGAAAACTAGTGGCCAAAACACAACACAAGGAAATGAAAGATGACCAAACAGATCAAACTCGGTCAGGACTATGGCGAGTTCAAGTCTGGCTCAGTAATCGAGGTAGACGGCGACGACGCCGCAAACCTCATTAAGTATGCTGGAGCCAAAGAATGGAACGCCGCCGACGCCGCAGAGGCTAAGGCCGCCGCCGACGCCGCAGAAGCACAGACCAAGGCACTGGAAGACGCAGTGGCCGCGTCCGTAGCAGAAGCATTGAAGAACCTCCCGGCACAGAAAGGTATCAGCCTGAGTGTCCAGGTTGACCCGCAGGGCGCAGACAAGCCGTTCAAAAGCATCCACGATCAGTTGTCGGCCATCAAGGCTCACGCTACCGGAGAAGCTAACGAGGAGATCCACAATCGACTCAAGGCTGCATCTGGCAACAATGAGTTGCAGGATTCCGAAGGTGGGTTCCTTGTGCAGCAGGACCAGACTAACGAGTTGATGACCCGCACGATGGAAACGGCAGTCCTTGCCTCCCGCGTTGCAAGTCAGGAAGTCGCCGGGAATGGCCTCAGGTGGAACGAGCTTGACGATTATGACCGCACCGACGGCAGTCACCCCACCAACGTCTACTGGACCGCAGAAGCAGCAACCAAGACCAAGAGCACTCCGACGTTCAACCGCCGGGAGATGCAGCTTGAAAAGTTGGCTGGCCTGTACTACGCGACTGACGAGCTGCTTGAAGACGCCCCCGGCCTCAGTGGTCAGGTGTCTAGCTGGTTCTCTAACGAGTTCGGCTGGCAGCTTGACGAGTGTATCTACAACGGCAACGGCGCTGGAAAGCCCCAAGGCTTCATGCAGAGCGCCGCTCTTGTCACTGTAGCCAAGGAAACAAGTCAGACAGCTGACACTATCGTTGCTGAGAATATCGTCAAGATGTTTGCTCGCATGCCCGCACGCCATCAAGGCGGTGCAGTATGGTTGATCAATCAAGACGCATGGCCCCAGCTCCCGTTGATGACCATCGGTGACACGCCTGTCTATCTGCCGCCTACCGGCCTGATTGACGCGCCTGCCGGTCTCCTCATGGGTAAGCCTGTCATCATGGTAGAGCAAGCCTCTACTGTCGGCGATCTTGGCGATATCGCATACGTGAACCTCAGCGAATACCTGATGATCCGCAAGGGCGGAATCAAGGCTGACAGCTCGATTCACGTCCGGTTCATCAACGACGAAACCGCGTTCCGCTTCGTTCTCCGCACCAACGGTCAGACCAAGTGGAGCAAGGCACTTACCCCCCAGAATGGCAGCAACACCCTGTCGCCGTTCGTAACGCTCGCAGCCCGAGCATAAGGAGTTATTATGAGAATCTCAGAAAACTGCTCGATTATTCAGGTTCCCGCTGTCGATATCAATGGTGCTGGCATTGCTAGTAACTACATCAACATGGAAGAAGGCAAGGATCTTACGATCCTGATCAACGCTGGTGTTATGGGCGCGGCCTCGGCTGTCACCCTGCTCCAGGCTACAGACAACGCAGGGACGTCCGCTAAGGCTCTTAGCTATACCGGCTCCTATGCTACCACATATAGTGCCACTGTTACGAGCCAAGTTGACGTTCCGGCCTATACGGCTGGTGCTCTGACTATCGCCGCAACCGGTGATAACAAGTGCTACCTGATTGAACTCGACGCATCCGAGCTGGATGTGAGTAATGGGTTCTCTCATGTCAAGCTCGTTGCCGCTGACCCGGAAGTGGCCTCTGTCGTTGGTGCTGAGTTGATCCTCACCAAGAAACGCAGTGTTGACGCGAGCGCGAAATAGACGCTACTGGCTCCCTCCCTTCGGGGAGGGGGCTTTTAAGGAGTTACAATGTCACAATTTGACCTCACAACAACGGCGCTGGTCAAAGCCTACTTAGGCATTACAAGCACTGAATATGATACGATCATTGACACCATCGTCACCCAGACAAGTTGTGAGATGGAGATTTATTGTAACCGGCAATTTGAGCTGGATACCTATATCGAGCAGGGCGTCGGCGGCGGCGAAACAACTGTACGCCTACCTAACACACCGATTGACTCTGTGCTATACTCCGCCTATGGCTCAAGCGGCGCTATTGACATCACTTTCGATTCTTCCACAGGAGTGGGTAATGTAGACGTTCAAGACAAGTCCATCGTCCTAACCTCCGGACTGACCACTGAGACGGTAACAATTCTCTCCACTCACACTATGACCGACGTCGCAAGCAGCATTGACAGCCTGACAAATTGGAGTGCAACGGCTACCGAAGGACTCGCAGAGTATCCCGGACTCACCCTTGTGCAGCAGCGATACAGCACCATGACCGAGGATCAATCAGTTACAGTCACCTCAGTCTCCGGTCAATTCCGCATGATCCGCGAAAGCGACGGGCGGTATAGAGTCCCACAGATGGGCAAGAGCGTATACGGTATCGGTTCTGATTGGGATTCGACATCAACGGATTCAACTGACTCTGCTGCACCGGGAACGCCTACTAGCGTATTGCCTTACCAGCCATTGGTTGATGGACCTGTCTGGATGGTAATTTATCAAGGCGGATACGCTGTTGAAGATATCCCAGCAGGCCTCCAGCAGTTGGCTACCGAAATCGCCGCAAACACGTTCCGCTCAATCTCTAAAGATACTTCGATGGATAGCGAGAAGATCGGCGACTATTCATACAAGCTGGCTTCAAGCAGCGGCGGTGAGGTTCGCAGCGCAATATATGCACAGTCTCAACGGTTAGACTTCTATACGTTCAAGGTTCTTTAATGGCTATTACTAATCACTACAATGCAACTGTGACGGTCAACCGGCAGAGCTACACGCTTGATGCGATCGGCGGCAAGGTCGCTGCTGATGTGCTTATCGGCACGGCTGCGGGGCGTGTTAGAAACCTTTCCGGTGCTGAAGTGATTAAGATCGGAAAAGACTCTGACCGGGACTGGGTTAGGATCTACACTAGCGGTCAATTCGATGTGCAGCCACTTGACCGAGTTACTGTCACCGGCAGCGATGGCAACATGAATGGTGTCTATGAGATACGCAGACGCAATGCCCCTCAGACATCACAGACCCGACACCACTGGGAACTCGATGCAGTGAGGTATACTTGATGGCACGCATGATATGGTCTGCTGGTAAATTTGAGAAAGAAATCAGGTTCAAGGCTGACAAGATCGTCAAGGACAACGCCAACGACGTCGCTAAGGACATCCGCGCAAGTTGGTCCAGCTCCTCGCCATCATCCCCCGGCAACCCTCCGGCAGTGGTTACGGGCGAGCTCGACAGGTCTATCGGTGTTGAGCGCGTAGGCGTCGGCGTGTTCAAGGTCGGGCCTAGCCTAGAGATATCGCTCAAAGCACTCTCGCTGGAGTACGGAACGCGCAACATGGCCCCTAGGCCGTACCTCAGGCCGTCAATCAAGAGAGGCGGCAAGAAGATGGAAAAGGACTTGCAGCGGGGGCTTAACCGATGAGCGTTACCACGGCATTACTCACAGCAATCGACACAGCCATACAGGCTGACGCCACACTCGTAGCCGCTACCGACGCCATGAACTACGGGGTAACACCTTCGACGCCTATTACGGGTGACGCTCTCACGTGGTTCCTCGTGGTCGATGCTGACGACGATTTCATGAGAGCGAATACCGACTACTACAAGAGCGTCGATATTCAGTTCTCAGCATGGACCCGCAATGCTTCACCACTCACCGCACAAGTGATCCGCGACAGAGTAGAGGCCATCTTTCGATTCAACATTCTCACGCTTTCAGCCGGTCGCCATCTGTCCACAAGCATAGGTACAGGGCTGCAACTGGAAGACCCAGAGCCGCCAGGCTGGCAGGCTGCAATCACCATAACGTTTAATATTGGTACTTAGTGCCACAACGCAAGAGGTAATAACATGGCCACATTAGGTCTGAGCGGGAAGACGGGAAGCGCCGTCGCCACTGGTGGAACCGGCACGATTGGTTCCGAAATCACCCAATGGGAAGCGTCTGTCGAACTGGAACTGCTTGACGGCACTTCGTTCGCAAGCGGCGGCTGGGAAGAGTCCATCGCAGGGCTACAGAGCGCAAGCGGTACACTGACCGGGATCGGCTCCATGCCTGTCACAGGAAGTGTAACTTCGCTAACTCTCCAGACTAGCACAACGGCAGGGTCTCTTGAGATTACGGGCGAGGCATTTATCAGCGCAGGCTCTACTAGCACCCCGGTAGACGGGCGCGTTGAGTACTCCGGCACCTTCAAGTTTTCCGGCGCCGTCACGATCGGAACAGTATCTTCATAGGGAGTAATCTTGTCATGAGTGATACGGGTAAATATTCAAACCATCCGGTAGACGTTGCTTTGTCAGGCAATGTCTACCGGCTTAAAGGCATGGGGCTTGGCGACCTAACCTCAGAAGCCGCCAACCACGTGCTGGACGAGCGACTACAAGAGCCCAAGAAAGCAGCCGACGCTATGGAGCTGAAAGGGGAAGAGAAGGTTAGCTTCCTACTTCAATGGATGGAGAAGAATCCAGAGCCTACCGATAGCGAACTAGAGTCAATGGTGGCTGATTATATCGCTACCGACCGAGGCCTTTTTCGCCTCACCGCTTGGGGTATATCGGAGCAGCTTGAGATAAGTAAAAATCAGGCAGAAGATATGCTAGTAGCCGCTGATCTTGACGAATTGTTCATCGTCGCTCAGGTAATCTTTGGCGGCCTGCTGAATAAGGCAAAGACAGGATCGAACAAAACACCAAAAAAAAAGCCGAGGCGGAAGGCGAAGCGTTAGCGTTTTGGCGCATGCTTGTCTACCTGGACACCGTGAACAGGTGGGAGGCGGGCACAGCAGGCCGGATGACATACAATCAATTTACTCAACGCATTGACATAGCGACCATGGAACATCCAATCAAATACATACACGGCAGCCAGAAGCAAGACGACACCAGGTCTGTTGAGATTGCTTTTGCGGCGCTCAAGGCTCAGGGCGTGGATAATCCCACGTTCGCTCAGGCTGCATCTGTCGTTGTAGGGAGTAGATAATGGCTGTAGGCGAAGCATTTGTAGAGATCGGCGTAGACTTTGCGCAACTCCGGCGGAGCCTGAATAAGGCCAAGGGCGAGTTTGCTACTAGTGTCAAGAGGATTGAGGGTAATGCTGACCGAGCTGGAAGAAGCATAGGAAAGAGCCTAGGCGGTGGATTGAAAAAAGGGCTTGCGGCAGTGACGGCAGGTTTTGCCGCTCTTTTGGTCAGTGGCGGAATGGTAATCAATACGCTCATTAAATCACAGCGAGAAAGTCTCAAACTTCAAAAGGCATTACGCGCTACGTCAAACGCTTCAGGGTTTACCGCTAAACAACTTGAGAAACACGCTGAAAAACTGCAAGACGCGACGACATTTGACGACACCGACATCAAAAGATCAATGGCGCTGATATCGTCATTCACCAACATAACTGGCGAAAACTTCAAGAAAACTGCCAAGGCAGCACTTGATATGTCTGCGCTGTTTGGGGGAGATCTAAAAGACACTACAATTACACTAGCAAAGGCGCTGTCAGATCCAATCAGAGGCCTTACATCTCTTCGCCGGAACGGTGTTTTATTCACGAGAGATCAGGAAAAACTCATTAAGGCAATGGCGGAAACTGGAGATATAGCAGCCGCTCAGAATGAAATATTTAATATACTGAAGATAAATGGTATCGACGGCAACGCAGGCGCCACCGCCGCATTGGCTGACCAATGGTCTCAGTTTCAGAACATTTTCGAAGACGTACTAGTTGATATTGGCACTGGTATAGCGTCAATGTTCGGACTAACTGGCAAAACGACGACACTCACAGACAAGATGAAGGAATTACGCGGAGAGGTGCGTAAATTTAAGGACGATGGAACATTTAAGGCTATTGGCGCTGTACTGATTCCAGTCCTGAAAAAAGTAGCTAGGTTCATAGTCGTCATATCGCATGGAATAGCACAATTGCTGCTCATCCCAAAAGCAATGACATCGTTCGGCAAAGAAGCCAAGGCCGTTGATGACAAAATCATCAAGCTCGAAAAAAGCACTAAGAAATTACTTGACCTCATTGACAATGCAGACGCCGACACGCAGATCAAGAAAACAGGCGACGCGGCATTTGACGCTGCGCGCAAGGCGGCAAGGGCAAAAGATGACCTTATCCTTGCAAAAAAAAGAGAGGTAGACGCTGAAAAGGAAAGAGCGAAAGCTCTTGCAAGGGTTCAAGCTCTGCAAAAAAAGAAGAAAGACGAAGCAATTGCAGAAGCAAAAAAGATTGCGCTCAAACGGCAGTTGGCTAGGGAAACTAAAAAGCTAGACAAGATGGAAAAGAGACTAGCAGAAACAATAGCGAATAGAGCCAAGGCGGAGAAGGCAGAGAAGGCCGCAGCGGAATCTCTGCGCAAGGCGCTTGAAGTACCAAAGAAGGCGTTGGCAGCCCAAGAACAAGAGCTGGCAAACCTAGAGAGAGCACGCGACGCAATCAGCGATATCGCTAGTATCCAGACTGTAGGCGTTGAAGATCTATTTTCAGCAATCTCAAGTTCTGCCCTTGAAAACATGAAAAAGGGTTTAGTTGATGCGGCTGACCTTGGCATTGAAGCACAGCGACAAAAGATCACTAAAACTAAAGACCGTATCTCAGATATCGAAACTAAATCTCGTGAAGACGCCATAAAAAAAGCGGCCTTGGATCAGATAAAGAACCAAGAAGAACAGATAACACTTCAAAAACAGACAATTAAGGCGATCCAACAGCAGAAAGGCGGTAGCGTCTTCTTAAACGAATAAGGGATATCCATGGCAAACTATACCGAACTACTGAACGAGTACAGCTATGACCCCGGCGAGGAGTCCACTACCGGGACGCGGGTATTCGTGCAAAATCCTAACGGGGCTATCTCTTCCCTCCCTGCTATCCTTGATCAACTGCCGCAGAACCCAGCGTTCACGAGTGATTACCCTGTCCCCGATAATTGCCTGCTGAGAACGATCAGTATTACAGGGTACAAGAGCGGCACCGGACAGACTGATTCAGCCTATAAACTGGTGTTCAACTACAATACGAAGTCGAGCGAAACGAGCGTGCCAGACCCGGAAGATGAGCCGGAGAACCTGACCATAGGCGGTGAGTATATGCAGCTCCCCAACTTCGGTGGCGCATCTGCTGTGACGTACGATGGGTCCGGCAATCCGGTCAAGGCTAACACGTATCAATATGTAGCCACCGCGCAATACGATAAGACTCAGATTTACACGTCTATGCAGCTCGCAATTAACTCTATCACTAATCAAATCGGTCGTGTCCAGTCCGGCAATGGCTCATGGTTGGCGCTCGGGGCTGATATCTCGCAGTTCATCGACAATGACGGCGACGACGCCTTCAAATGCGTCCGTCGGTATTCCTACAAGTATATCGACCACTCGCAAGGCGCAGCAGGATGGAATCATGTATACGACCCACAGAACGGTAAGTTCGACACGACGACGGCGCGCACGTACAAGACATCAGGCTTCACCGATACCATGCCATCACTTCAATCGACAACAGCATAGGGGTATCTATGCAAATTCCACAATCAGGACCAATCCACGTACCGAATCCCAGCGATACGCGGTTGCATTTTGAGTCATACCAGAATATGGCTAAGATGCTCAACCAAATGCGCGGGATGACGGTTGGCACGACCCGCGAAGTGATAAACAACATTGTACACGTCAAGCTATCGTCGGTAGTGACTGATCAGATTTCGGGTAATGAGGTGACGTGGGACTATGCTGCTGACGATTGGGTGACTATGGATGGCGGGCGCGAGTTCGACGATGCAGAGTTCCCCTACCTGCTTCCGGCCAACGGTAATTGGCTGCCGTCCGAAGATGATGTAGTCGTCGTGTATGAGGTGATAGACAACACCGACGCGGAGTCTAGGTGGATCTTCTACCCTTTGGCCAAGCTGAACAATTCGTTTGTTCCGTCAATCGACGAGGCAGACAATACGCTGTTGAGGATACAGACGGGAACAGTGTACCTGAACGAAGAAGACGATGGCACTGACGTTACCGACGATGGCGGATTTACGCTATCCTCAGACGCTTATCTAGTCGTGAAATGGACAATACCACTGAGCGACGGCACGGCAGCACAGACGCCAACCGTCACCACTACTATACAGACCGAATCTGTGGAGCCCGACTTCATATCACTTGGCACTACGGAGGTCACTTTTAAGTGGGTCATAGGTCAATTATTGTCGAGCGAATATACTTCATGGTGGTGGGGTGATATTCACCATGATTTTCCATGCACACCTAAGTATCATGCAGACGTGCAAGGCGGCGACGCTCAGACGGTAGACCTGGCGGCAATCTCCGCAGCGACAGACGTTGACGGTACTGCCAACTTCCTAGAGATCCGCAAGATAGGCCACAAGTTCGCTTTCGGCAACATTCAGGACATTAAGGATGACGGCACTAGTGAGAGCGAATACAAATTTGGCGGCAAAACCGCCACCCGAGATCAAAACGTTGTCACCGGCGCGTCGGTGTCGGGCAATACCCTAACTCTCACCGTAACCCAGCTCAACGATGAAGCGGAATGCGGCCTTACTCAAGAACTGGATACCACCAGCCAAAGCGACATATCGCTCACTTTGCCGGGCTCAAGCAGTGGCGTCAGTGTGGATGTCATAACCGACGAGCGGCTCAACACCTCAAACAATGACCTGGAAGTCAAGACCAGATCGATCGAAGTGATTTCTGCCGGTAGCGAATCCGCCTGGACCAAGGTGACAAACTGGGATACCACCGACTGTGACGCCGCATCAGGACAAACCGTAGACGGAGGGACTTCAGCCTAATGGCCGATATCATCCAAACGCACCGAATGACTAATCTCGTATCGACGTCTAATCCAGTTCTCGCCGACGGCGAACTGATCTACAACGAAGTATCCAAGGACCTCCGCATAGGCGACGACGCGACCGCCTACAACTCCCTCGACCGCCTCGACATGTGCGGCGGCGTGCTCCCCTGGAAGTCGATCCTGACCTTTGCCGCCAACGAGGTCGTCGTCTACTCCGGCACCCTCTACAAGTCCCTGCAGGCCGCCAACCTCAACAAGACCCCCAGCAGCGAGCCGACATGGTGGGAAGCCATCGGCTCCGGCAGCTTCTCCTCACCCCTCACCACCAAGGGCGACCTCCTCGCATTCTCCACCGCCGACGCCCGACTGCCGGTCGGCACCGACGGCCAAGTCCTCGCCGCCGATAGCTCCGAAGCCCTCGGCGTCAAGTGGGCCGATGCGGGCTCCGGCAGCGGCCACGTCATCCAGGATGACGGCACCGGCCTCACCCAACGCACCAACCTCAACTTCATCGGCTTCGACGTCTCCGATGATTCCGGCAACGACGCCACCAAGATCGAACTGCCAGCGGCTTCGCAAGTCCAGACCGCTATGGTAAAAGTTTCCGAGGAGGTAATAACCACCGCCAAAACCGCACATTCATTCACCGGCCTCGATGGCAACACCGACAAGCGTTATATCGTCAAGGCCCGGTGCATAAATACCGTGGCCGGAAATGTCGGCGTTATCGTCGACATAAATGGCGACACTGCCGCCAACTATTCGTTCCAATATTTCTACACCAGCGGCACCTCCCTTACCGCAGGGCAAAGCACCGGGAACGGTCTTTGGCTGTTTACGACCCGAGGCTCTGGATATGTGGCGCAAGGCGAAATCACGATAGATGCAAAGTCTGGGACGTATAGGCAATGCCGGGTGGATCAATGCGATACAAAATCGCCGAATATCGCTGCACATCAGACAAAGATGGATTATTTCTGGCACAACTCCGCCGACAATATCACACAGGTTAATGTCACCGCCGACACCACCAACGGCCTCGGCGTGGGAACCATCATCGAGCTATGGGCCGAGCGCGAAGTCGGCGGTGGCAGCACCGCGTCGAGCTCCGCACCGGCTTCGGCATCAAGCGCCGGAGTGGCCGGGACTCTCGCCTATGACAGCAGCTATCTATACGTCTGCACCGCCACCGACACATGGCAGCGCGCCGCGTTGTCCACATGGAGCTAGCCTAGTGCCTATATTCACAAAAGACGGCAAGATCCTCTTCGTCGGCGGCAAGGCCGCCACCGACGAGGCATGCTGCTGCGACGGTGACTCCCTATTCCACATCAACCCGGACTCATTGGTGCCATATACGGCGACGACGGACTTCAGCAACGCCGACAACATCTGGGACCGGAACAAGGTCTGGATTGCTGAGGACGATGGCGAGATCACGAAGAATACTGGATACGTCTATACAATGCACAATAGTCCATCCAGCAACAAAGCCTGTGGTTTTGCCCCGATCATTGAGAATCTGGGCGGGCCAATATTTGGTTCTTCTGATGATTTTTATGTCAGGATGGATTATACCAATCTGGTTATGCCGACTATTGCCGGTTCGTCATATATCCCTGTACGTAGATTTGGTATTCATTTCACCGGCGATACTACCGTCTCCGAGACAATGAACACGTTATGTTTTGTCGGGAGAGGTCAATTCACTAATGAACAAAGGGAGATATGGAGGAATATTGGCGATGCTGGGGCCGGTGGATCGAGTATTGACAACTCAACCTCTGGATATTTCGAATGGGCGCGTTCGTCTGGCGTAATGACACTGAGTCATAATGGGACCGTATTAAGCTCTAGAACATCCGATACTGGGACGTATTCTGGGCCATGGTTTGGTTGGAAAAACTATTTCAATGCAGGAGCCACGCCAGGATCAGCTAGAATTACAGATATCACCGTTCAAAAGAACGATGAAGATGTATTTGTACTTCAGAAGAAATGGATAGATTTAATTGAGTCGCCAACAAACGACGCCATCACACCATACCTGGAAGACACCACATCAGTGTGGTACCGCCCCGTCTATGTTGAGAACATGAAAAACAATCTCGACGGGCTCAAGATAGGGCCGCGTAGCATCGGCGAAAACCCTCGCTACCTCAAAACTGCGGTAAACTTCCCGCAAAACATCTGCGTACACGCCGTCGTCAACCTGCCCGACACCGACGCCCGGCGCATCATGTCCAATTGGAACACTGACACGCAGATATCCCACCCGTCATTTGGGACAAGCCTAGGCAAAATCCGGCTGATATTGGGGGTGAATACGACCCTCACCAGCGACTCAACCTACACCGCCGGATGGTACGTTGTGACAGGAGTTTTCAACGGCGCGAGTTCAAAAATCTACATCAACACCGCAGAGATCGTGGCTACATTCAGCGGGTCCACATATGAGGCGTGGGATGATAGTATCTTAGTAGGTGATTCAGCCGCAGAAGTAGAGATCTGCAAGGTCCGCGTCACCGAGCTGATGACCGAGACCGAAATCGTTAATCTGCATTCGGAACTAATGACAAAATACGACATCACATGAACGTAACGAAGCGAAAACTGATCTGCATCAAATGCCCCGACTTCGCGAAATATCGCTGCAACGCGCAGGTGTTCAAGAAGTGCGGCGACAAGTTCCCATGGCGCAAGCTGGCCCAATGCCCCAAGAACAAATGGCCCCAGGAGCCCACACCATGATAAGCAACTCTTCAGGATTCGATATTGTATTGGTTGACAATTAGACGATGAAATATCTAACCGCAATCCCTCTCATATTCCTCATCGGTTGCCTTAGCCATCCGTATATCAGGCACCACGTAGAGAGGACAAACGTCGACGGAAGCAGGACAATCACTGACACAAAAGCATCGTTGCCCAACGACTCACGCGACCCTAGTGTGATACAGATAGGCGCAGCCGGAGTGACGGCGGATATATCAGGGACACACAAGCCCGACATAGTAGCCAAGCAGACAACGAAATCAGGCATGGCTATGGCAAGTATGTTTGCATTAGGCGCTGTTGTTCTCCTCATTGGCCGGTTCAAGTTCCCCTTCATCCCGCTCATAGCGCCTGTGGCGTGTGCTTGCGCCGCTGTGGCGTTCTTTACTCTCCCGACTATACTAGATAGGTATAGCATGCAAATAGCTATAGCGGGTGCTATAGTGCTTATATGGGCCATATATGAAACATGGCATCAACGCCGGTTGCATACGGCGGAACCAGGAGAATCGGTAGGGCTGACTCAATGGTTGAAAAATAGAAACAAGGAACAATAAAAGATGGTTGCCAAGAACCTGGACAACGCGGTCGCAGACTCCGAATGTCAAGCCCACCGAGAAGCACAAGGCCGCGAGATTAGAGAGATGAAGGCGATGTTATCTAGCATCTACATTGCCATCAACGGCGACCCGGGTGACACGCGCAAGCCCGGTCTGGCAGGCGGGTTCATCCGCATCTCGGACAAGCAGGACACAGCTAACCAATCGCTCTCAGAGATCCGGGCAAAGATAGCAATCATCGAGTCTCAAGACGTAGTAGGCACACTCAGGCGTATCGAGTCAGAACAGGACGAGATATGGATAAGGATAAGGGAGAACCACAGAGAAGCAAAACAATTTCCATGGCTCAAGGTAGTACTCATGATGCTAGCCATATGCACAGGCTCCCTCGGACTAGCAACAGCCGTAGTCGTAGCAATGAGCCACACAGATAAGCCCGCGGTAGTAGCCAGGTAAACTTCCCGTATCACCATTGACAAGGTGAGCCTCTGTCCCTTTTGGGATGGAGGTTTTTTCCTACTTGTCAAGCACAACCCTGCACTACTAGGAACAATCTACCACTAGGAACAATCTAC